GCTTGCATTAACCTTAATCATACCTATTGTTATGCCTGGAGATTCAACCTTAATCGACTGATTAAGATTCATGTTTACTATTTTGCCACATGAAAAGTTTATTTGAATTGAGCCGTAGCGAGATTCCTTTATCCATAATTGAATTTCTTCTAAAAGCCTCTTTGGAATCACTTGCTTTTAAGCTCCTTATATAGTTCGTGAGCGGCTTTCTCACCATGCTTTTCCTTGATGGCGTTAAGGTTGTAAATCATGCGATTGAAGGATGCAGAGTTAGGATTCTTCTTCTCTCGTAACGCTCTCTCCCTATGCCATTCAAAATTATGGCGTGAGGTCTCGTTGTCGAACTGCCCACTCATTTTCCATCTCCAAAGTATTCCTTAGCTCCATGAGACCCCATGTCCATAGCTTCTTGTCTCATGTCACGCTCTCTATGGGTTTTGATAACAGGATTAAATGGAGTCTTAGACTCTGGCTTCTTGGCTTGCTTCACCCCTTCCTTCAACTTCTCGACTATCTTATTCGCATCAAGTTTCTTCACCGGATTCCTCCAAGAACGGGTTGTAGATTGGAGCAGACTTCTCAGCTTTCTCATTAGCTTTATCGAGTAGTAACTTATCCTTTGCTACTATGAAATCATGGAGATTGTTATGGAAGTCCATGAGAGCCTTTTGATAGGCGGCGTAGAATAGAGAATCACTCCACTTGGTCGTTAGCCCACCATGCCAGTAGCGGCCATTAGTAAATCGACCAGACACACTTGCGATAGATTCTTGCAAGAGTGGGAACACTATCTCAGTCCATGCCTTGGATTGAAATAGTTCCTCGATAAGCTCCCCATTAAACCTAATCAGGGCTTCGGTGGAGGTAGGTTTAAGTTCCTCCTTCTTATCTTGCTTGGGCGACTTTGGAAGTTCTGGGGTCACCGAGCTTCCCCTGAGTACCTTGCGAGTTTTGCGCTTGGATACCATTTTTCATTTGCTCCGATTGTATGTGGATTGAGGTGTGCTTGTTGATTAAGGTGGCTATTCCTTCATTCTGCATTGAGGCGGCTCCTTGTGGAGTAGATGCCCATTCTTCTATGACTTGAAGGTGAATATTGTCATCATCATCAGGGGATACTGGTACATCAAAGCCATTCAGCATTCGGACAATCTCCTCCTGTTGCTGGCTTAACTGTTCCATACTTGCGCCCTGTGGAGAGGTAATGAACTTTGAGGAAATATCTACATCTGGGTCTTTGTCGATAAAGTCCTGAAGCATGTTGAAGACATTGGTAGGGCTAACAACTCCTACAGGTTGACCATACTTCATGACTATTTCCATGCGTTGAATAGCCTTGCCCATTTGCATTTGTGAGTCGGTTGCATCAAGAGAGCCTGACCATGATACTATGACCTTTACTAAGAAGTCCTCTGGAGTGAGTAGCACCCCACCAATCTTCGTAGGTCTGGAGACTGCTTGCTTACAGATGAGGTACATATGATTTGCGACTTCTGAGAGGGTGTCCAGGAAAAGAGCAATGTCCATGTTGACTTGTCGCGTGGAACTCTGATTGATAGCCTGTATTTCTGTAGCTGTTCTCGCGCTACCTTGATTTACTGCCGAACGCTGGGAGAAATCGGTAATGGATAGATACTCTTCTGCATATGCCTTCGCCTGCTGTTCCAGTCTCTCTGAACTGACATCAGTTGTTATCCCCTTATTCAGCATCTCGATTTCTCCAGGTTCACCCTGAATCACCTGACCTGGCCTCATACGAATTTCATCCCCTGCTAACCCAAGTTGTTTTGAAATCCTCCACATTGGTGCGTTGTTAAGCTCATCTCGTATAAGACGGGCGTTATACATCTTCTCGATAGTTTGGTGAAGCCCCCTAATCTTCTCAGGTACACCCCTTGAGCTATACCATCTAATATTCTTAAGCTCATAATCATGCTTCACATAAGTCCACATACCGTGGTCATATGGTAGTGGAATCTCTTGGAGAACTCTTATATCATGAGTTATATTCCCATTCTTATCATCATCCTCACCAAGTTGTTCTATCCATGTGAATACCCACTTCTGGTTATTATACCAAGTTTAGCACTCACGCACATTGAATAACCCGCTCTTTACGTCAAGAGTGGAGATTCCCTCACTAATAGCCCAGGAAGTATTAGTAATACCATCATCTGTTGTCCCACCTTCAGGATTTAGGGACTCTACTGTAGCCTTGTCATAAATCTTATTCTTAGCAAATTTCAATAGCTCCTCATAACCCATCCACATATCGTGGGTGATACGAGGAAGCCTCTGAGTTTCCGTACCACTGGAGGGTACAATAATACGGAGACCACGTTCGGGGATAACGGTTGGCTCAGAATATATTTCGCGTTTTATAAATGTTAAAGTCTTCTTTCCTGACTTAAATTGAGCAATAGCCTTATCAATCTCCTTTAAATCAGACTCATCTGTTATATCCATCTCCTCACGATTAGCAAGAATTTGCCTAAGCTCATCCTTCTTCATAGACTTTAATACCTTTATATCTTCTGGAGAAAAGTTGTCAGAGATATTGATGGAGCGATTAATAGTCTTGGAAAAGAACTTCTCAATGACTTTGAATACGGCATGACCATTTTCTAGGAAGTAGTCTACAAATAGAGTGACCTTCTTAGCCCATCCAAAGTCACGCTTCTTAATAAGATTGTTAAGGGCTCTCTCTATACGCTCCGCACTCGCCTTAGTCTCATGGGTAGTTACCTCTCCATCATCAAGAGTGACAACAATCTGCTTCTTCATGAGAGTAGCCACTGACACAAACATACTCTTGAGCTTGGTGATAAACTTATCAGTTATTGGGATTGGAACTTCAGACGCCCCAGGATATGGTCGGTTAGTTCTACGTCTTAGTCCAAGGCGGGCATTATAAGCAACTACCTGCTTGTCCTTCCAAACCTGCCTATCGGCATCATCTTGACGGACTTTAGCCGCAAGCTTCTTTATGAATTGATGCCGTTCTGATTCAGGAGGGGCTAGTTTCTCTGTCTTTTCTTGTGGCTCTATCTCAGTCGGCACGTATACCTAATTTCTTCTCTATTTCAAACAATCTAGAATCAGTCTGCTTGATATGGTGTATCAATCCACCAATACCACCGATTACTCTATGATATGAATATTCTGGTCCATCAATAGGTTCCCACCTGATTTTGGTTGGCGCATCTACAGCATCTAAATAATGAGCCAGGTCTTCAATTACTTTCTTCAGTATTGGGTCTATCTCTGTTTGCAATTATAAAGCCTTCTCAATCTCTTTTATGAATAGGATGTGGGAGCGCACTAATTTCTTCAAGAATACCTTACCAAATGTAAGGGTTATCAAATCTTCCTTACATTCATTCAACATCTTAATAATATCACATAGGACAAGTCCCTCCTCTTGGTAGTTGTCAAAAAATGGGTCATGCATAGTATCTCCGATAGTGTCTAATCGTCTACGCTTAAGCAAGTTCATCCCCCCAGTTTCCATATTCATGGCCTGAGCGCACTGTCTCAAATTGCACAACCTTTCTATAGCCTTCCTGTTGTTCTACCTCTTTCCTTGAATGAGTATAGGTTAGCGCATCTGCAATAAGCACCCAGGCATCAGCCCTGTCAGGAGATGACTTTACAATCTGCTTGATTTCTTCCTTAGATGAAATGTATAGCTTCCCATTATCCTTCTTATACTTCGTGGCATTAAGCTGACGCATCAAGGTGTAATCATCATCACATTGTAGATTACCGGACTTCATCATGATACTAGCCTTGTGATAGACCTCATCACGCTTATTATAATAACCGATTGGGTCATGGGGCTTCTCAGAGGATTTAAACTTGACACACTTAATCTGACGCTCATTCTTGCCTAGTAGTTGCACAACAAGGTCTACAACAGAATTGCCGATGGAATCTGCCTCAAATACCTGGGACTTGTGCTTTGAGATTAGCATGATACTTTCTGCAGCAAGTTGGATATCATTCGACTTAGCTATAATCTTTCTCTCGACTATCTGACCATTATTACTCACATAGAATACAGCCTCGTCTTCCCCCTCACCAGCAGGGTCTAAGACTACCACTATACGGTCTGCAGATAATGTTGGCTGATTATGTACCGCCTTCTTAAGCTCTGCTATCTCAAATAGTATTCCCTCAGCACTCCCCTCATAGTTGATGTCTAGTTCCTGTGCTATCTCTACTGGGTCAGCCCGTCTTAAACATTCTGCCTTATACCAAGCATCATCCTTTTCTGGATGAAGTGTCCAGTGAAGAGACTTTACCTCTAGAACTGGCGGGTCTTTATGGCGAAGTTCAGCGAACTTGTTATCTAGTCCATGAGGAGTTGATACTACTATACGACAGTTTGTAGAGTCAGCTGACGCTCTCCATGCTGCCTCATCTACTTCCCAGAATGCAAACTCGTCTAAGAATATCCCACGATACCGTCCACCACGAGAAAATGATGGATTAGTAGCCTCTCCCATCATCGTACTTTTACTCTTTGGATTGATAATCCTCATATAGTTACAATGAGCCTTTGCATCAAAGCCATGAGGTCTCATCCACTTTGGTTGGTTGCGGATAAGAAAACGCAGTTTCTCAAAGAGCGTGGACATATCACCAGATACATCAATTAGGTTCTCTTTACGAGAGCCACAAAGGAAGTCGTATCCCTCTCCATGAAACTGCCAGAACCAGGTAAATACAAGTAGGACGCACCAGGTAACTCCCATGTCCCTACTCTTATCAATCAATATATCTTTCTGATTCTTGATAGAGTCAACGATATCGAGGATGAGCACATCTTCATATTCATAGGTTATGAATGGGATTGTGCTTGGATTCTTGCGAGGATTATAAGTCGCACAGAATGAGTTTACCCAGAATAGAATATCCTCCTTACACAAATCTGTCACTATCATCTGCATCTTTGGATTATTCTGGAGTTTAAGTATGAGTTTAAGGCGGTAGTTTATATTCTCAGCATAGTCTTTTGGGTATTTGAGCGGGCCAGACTCTTTGCTTGCTGCGCAAGGAGTCTCTAGCGGCCTTTCTAGGGCTAGGATTTCTTCACCCATGATATACTAATCTCATAGCACTACTACCCCTCTGACTAGTCGAACAAACAAAAGGACGGGTTCTGGGCCACTTCGAGACAATACTCTATTAGTTTGAGGTGTGCCTAAGAGTGGCATTCACAATTACAAGTTTCTCCCATTTCTAGGACATGCTCATCATAACAACCATCATCGTGAATGTGTCTATCCATTATTACTCCTTCGACTTATTAATAATTTTATAAAATTTGGGAGGGAGTATATGACCATTACCCCACCCCCCTCAATCTGGGTGCCTCCCACCCCCTTAGTCGGTAGAAATAATCGAAAGCACATTATCCACTTACTCCAGTAGTATGTGTACTACTTGTAGTAACTACTTTAAGTGCGACTCAATCTCAATAGAGCCGGGTAATAGTGGATATGATGGATAATCAAATTGATTTGAGTATTAATCAAGTGTTCTCCATGAGTGAGCGCAGAGCATCCCACTTAGCATGAAGCTGCATTGAATTAATTTCAAGTGTGTTCATCGTGACGTTAAGAGTTTGATTGGGGCGATCTGAATTATTACCGATGTAACCGAGAGCTTTTCCTGCAATGTCTAAGAATCTTGGTTTATTTGGCTCTGTAACTTCTAAATCCTTGTAATCTCCAATAGCTAAATCTACAAAATCATCCTTCGATAATTGAGATTGCCTTGCAAGTTTTAAGTGTTTTAAGGCTTCAAGTATCTTAGGATTCTTAAGCAACCTGTTAGCCTCAACTGCTACAGACTTAACAGCATAACCGGCAGAAATAGCAGCTTTGTTAGCATCTCCAAGCTTTTTGTAAGCCTCTATAAAGCGTTGTTGCTTAAGTGTTAGACTAAAATTGCTTTCAGGGAGTTCTAGATCAGGAAGGACATCCATAACAGCATCGGCCATGTTCTAGATTTATATACCTTAAGCTATTTCATGTCAAGATAATTCTTACCATTCTACTCATATATAGGCAGAATAACTTGAGGTATACCTAACCAAGCTATTTAAGCCGTGTCTTTTAATAGATAGAAAAAACCTTGATAATAATACTTGACATCAAAGCATTAATCCTTTATTATAGGGGTAGGTTAAGGGTAGGAAGTAAACGAAGTCAATCTAACACAAGGGAGACTCAAATGACAAAGAAGCACTTTATAGCGTTGGCGGATATGATTAAGGCAAATATGGGTTCAGACAGTGCTTTTGGAGAATTGCAGATTGACGAACTTGCAGACTTCTGCAAATCCACCAATAGCAATTTCAAGCGTGATAGGTGGATTGATTATATCAATGGATTATGTGGCAAGAACGGCGGCAAGGTCAAGTAAACGAAGGTAACCTGCGGAGGGTAAGAAAATGGATATAAGAGCATTCGGTAAAATAATTCACGCTCGCATTGAAAACAAACAGCTTCATGTTCACTTTGGACATGATGATGAAGGTTTTAAAATCCTCAATATACCAGCCATTTCAAAAGAAACGGCTCGTGAAATGGTGTCAGAGCGTTGCAGACATGACTTTGACTGCTGTGGATGTCAATTCTGGTCATATGTTAGCCGTCGTATGTTCGGTCTTTTTAGTATTGCGAGGATAAGCCAAAACATATAATTTCCTCTCCGCAGAGGACAGCCAGGTGCAAGCGTGGCCTGGTTGTAATGCGGCCTAGCGAGTGCTAGACGGTTCCAAGCCCGGTAAATGCAGAGGATGAAGTTAAACCTAACATATGATAAATGCCCATCATGCCATGAACAGGAAGGATTTTAAATGATGACTATTGCTCGATTATTTCCCGGACTATTGCTAGTCATGGCCTTGATGCTGGGAAGCTGTGAGCCAGCTTACCCGGCCCAGGTGAGCGAGGTAGTGCTTCAGACTATTTCAATGGAGAGCGCAGACCAGCCATTCGATGGTCAGGTAGCTGTTGCCTCTGTCATAATCAACAGGGCAAGAATGGCTGGAAAGACACTAGAATGGGCTGTTTTGAGGCCTAAACAGTTCTCCTGCTGGAATGACCC